GTTATATTCAAAGAAAGGGTCTAGTAAAGAGCAATGTTTGATTTAATTATTAGCGATAGCAAATGGTCTGAATCGCATGGTGCTGAAGGAAACCATCTTGGAATGGGAATAATGTATTATGCAATTCCATATGTTCTAAAAGCACAGCATTGTGTATGTCTAGGATCTGGCGCTGGTTTTGTTCCTAAATTAATGCACCGCGCACAGTCTCAATTGATAGAAGAGAGCATTATTTCTTCTCATAAAATTACATTAATTGATGCCAATATTGGACCTTGGGGACTTCCAGTTTATCAGGAAGGGATTGATGGTTATCCTGAAATTACTTTAATAAAGTCTATAACAGACGATGCTGTACAACTTGTTGACAATATTGACTATCTACATGTTGATGCAGATCATACATATGACCAAGTACTTAATGACTTTAATAATTATTTATCAAAAATGAATGGTGATAACTGGGCAATAACTGTTCATGATACATATAATTTTAGCGATGCAGATCATCCACCAATTGGTTCTTACCAAGCTGCTATTGATTTCTCGCAAGCAAATGATTTATATTTTACAAATTTTAGAATAGGTTGTGGTACTGGATTAATTATGCCAAGGAGGAAATTTGAAACGCTGGGAATATTTAATTTCTGAACAATATAAAATTAGAAAAATTATTGCTTCACATTATTTATCTTCATGTGACAATGTGATTGATGTTGGTAGTTATGGGGAGCATTTAATTGGGATTGATGCCAATAAACTACATTCTATTGATCCACTAATGTCAATTCCTGATTCTTTTCATGGAACATTTTCCGAATGGCTTAGTCGTAATCAAAACCTATATGGAACAATAGGTGTAGCAATTCTTGGTTTTGATATAGAGGGTGATGGAGAATATGAAGAACTACTATCTTTTTTAAAAGGAGTAGATACCATTGTGCTAGAATATGCTATGGAGTTTGAGCCATCAGTGCAACAATCAAAGCATTTAATGAGTCAAATTCCACATAAGGTTGAAACTGTAATCAATCTAGAGTTACCAGAAGTGAAAACAGAAGGTTTCCCAACATACAGTAAAAGAAAAATTACTATTTTGAAAAGAGGATAAATGTTAGTAGTAGATAAAAGAAAAGGCGATACAATGCCTCAACATGAGATTATTAAGACCCCAAGTCTTGGTCTTAACAGAGCTCTTGGTGGAGGTCTTTATACAGGTGCAACCCATCTATTTTGGGGAACGCCATCGGTTGGTAAAACAACTATGTGTTTCAGAATTATTGCAGAAGCCCAAAAAATGGGCTACAGGCCAGTAATTATTGATTCAGAATATTCTTATAGAGATGAATATGCAGCAAAGTGTGGAATTAACACAGAGGATGTTGTTATTATTCAATCAACAGTTGTTGAAGATATTCTTAAGAATGTTCATCCATATCTTACACACGAAGATGAAAAACATATCTTTCTGTTTGACTCACTATCAAACATCATTAAAGAAGAATTTTATGACAAACCAGAAGGTGGTAAAGCAATGGGTCTTCAGTCAAGAAGTCAGGGCTTCCTTCTTCAAAAATTGGTTAATTATCTTCATAAAGAAAGAAACATTATGCTGTTTGTAGCCCATCAAACCATTGATCTAAGCGGAATGTATGCTGTTACAAAAGCAAAGATGGGTAATACTGTTCATCACAATATGCATAATATTGTAAAATTGTTTTTGTCAATGTCTCAGAAAGAGATGGACCGTGATGAAACAAATAAGATTACAAGTCAGAGAGCAGTTTGGACAATTGAAAAGACAAAGCAGATTCCTACAATTGGATCATCTGGTTATTATTATGTCCTTCCGCAAGAGGGAAAGATTGACACAGAGAGAGAGTTGATTGATATTGCTGTTGAAATGGACATTATCCAGAGAAGAGGTGCTTGGTTCTCTTTTAATGAAGAAAAGTGGAACGGCATGAGCAAGATTGAACTAAATGACTCTCAAAGAGAAGAGATTATTAAACTTATTAATGGTTAAGTAATGCTAATCTCTCTTCACACAGATCAGCATATTAAGGATGCTGTAAATATATTTGGCTATGCCTACGGATATAATAGAATTTGTAAACATTTTAATAAGTTTGTTTATAGAAATCAAAAACTAAATGTAGTTCAAAATTCACCAGAGGCAAGGGTTCAAATGTTTTATATGGAACCTGAATGGTATAACCTAGAAACAATGACCAGCTTTAGAGCGCCAGGTTTTCGCAAATTTTATGATCATCAATATAAAATATATGGGACTCATTTAGAGTCTACACAAGCATGGCCTCATTGGATTGAGTCAATGAATCAGGTTGATGAAATATGGACAGGTAATCAGTTTGCAGCAAATGCTGTAATTGAATCTAAAGTTAAGACTCCTGTTTATGTATTTGAGCATGGAATTGATGACGGATGGACTCCTAAAATGCGTGGAAAAGGGTCTAAAATCCGTTTCCTTCATGTTGATTCTGGTAGCCCAAGAAAGAGGGCAGATCTTGTTGAAAAGGCATTTTTAACCCTTTTTAAAGGCAATACGGATGTTGAACTAACACTTAAATACCACAGTCATGAATATGATGGTGGTTTTAATGTTCTGGATTTATTTAATGATAATAAAAATGTTAAAAAGATCTATAAGACAGTAACTCATGAAGAAATGGTTGAACTATTTCATTCTCACGATGTTCTTGTATACCCATCAGAAGGTGAAGGTTTTGGTTTTATTCCTCTTCAAGCGTTAGCGACAGGAATGCCAACAATATCAACTGGTAGATGGTGCTCGTATGAAAAATACATGCCAGGAAATATTATAGATTCTAAACTTGGAAGAACTACATATACTGGATATGAGTATGGAGATGTGGTCCTTGCAGAGTTTGATTCTCTTGTGCAACTTATGGAAAACGCTTATAAAAATATTAATTCACAAGCAGAGTTCTATTATAAGCAAGCACCAAAAGTTTATAAAGAATACAATTGGCAAGGTAGATGCGACACTTTTTTGAAATCTTTTATTAAAAGAGTCGGTATCAACATGCTCAAGCCAGATGAATCAAAGAGAGAGCCTGGAAAGAAATTGATATACTTTAAATCAGGAGTCGCCTTCTGCACCCATTCGGGAGTAAAATTTGATCAAAGCAATAGGCTTCAAGAAGTTCCTGAGTTTGAATTTGATAATTTACTTAGTCAACCAAATTTTAGAGAACCTTCTGAAGAAGAAATAATTAAACACAGGGGGTATTAATGAAGAGAGATGAAAAACAAGAAATTAAAAAAGATAAAGCAAAAGCAGTAAAAAACTCTGGTCGTGGTTTTAAGAAAGGCGATGCAACATTTCATGAATTTGTTTTAGATTACAAACATAATGGTGCAAGTTTTACATTAACTAGAAAAGCTTGGCTAAAGATGAGAAAAGATGCTTGGAACTCAAACTATAAACATGCTTGTATTTCAGTTGTTCTTGGAGAAGATTCTGATGTGAAGGTTGCTATAATTGACTGGCAGGTATTTAAAGACCTTATTGAAGGTTCTCAATATGAATAGATCTTACATGGACCCAGAACACACAGAGCATCTTCTTGAAATTAAAATTAAACAAATTCAAGATGAACTTAGAAAAAATTATGAGCAAAGAAGTTTTCTTAATATCTGCTTAAGCGATGCTATAAATGAACTTGCATTGTTTAGATCTAAGAAAGGCTCATAATTTGAAACCAGCAAACTTTCCCATAAAGTCTTCAGAACTTAAGTGGTTAAAAGCTTGTACAATGCTTGGAGAAATATTTTCAACTTGTTCAAGAAGAAAATATTTTGCAGTAATCTTAGCAGAAAATGGGCGTGTATCAGGTATTGGATATAACGGTGCTTTGCCTAATTTAAAACATTGTATTGACGGAGGATGCCCTAGGGCTTTTACTGATGTTGAGCATGGTTCAAATTATGACAACTGTGTAGCAGTACATGCAGAAGCAAATGCTTTGCTTTGGTCTGATAGAACAATGAGGCAAAGTGGAACCTTAATTATAAATGGTCCTCCATGCTTTAGTTGTGCAAAACTAATTGCAACATCTGGTATTTCAAAAGTTCTGTGTTTGAGAGATGATGAGTATAAAAATTTTGATCAAGTTGAAAAGCTGCTTAAAGAAGCGGGTATATTTTTAGGAGTAATTGATGAAATCTAAAGTTTTAAAAATGATAAAAATGAAAAGATATTTATTCATTAGATCGCTATTAGAAGAAATCTATTTAGAAATTGATTCTTTGGAGCGTTTGGCGAAGAATCACAAGGTTGTCTCTGATACACTAGCGAGCACCATATGCGAAATTGTTGAACACAGTTCGCCATCATGGGTAAGTAAGATGAAGCAGTTAGGTATAGATCAAAAGATACAAAAGTCTATGGAGACATATGAACGAACAAGGTAAAACATTTGGAAGCCTATTTGCAGGAGTTGGTGGTTTTGACATTGGTTTAGAAAACGCTGGCTGGAAATGTGAATGGCAAGTTGAATGGGATAAGCATTGTCAAGAAGTACTTAAAAGACACTGGCCCGACATTCCTAAGTATCTTGATGTTCAAGATGTAGATGGAACAAAAATTAAGCCAGTAGATATGATTACCTTTGGTTCACCTTGTCAGGATTTATCTGTCGCTGGTAAGCGAGCAGGTCTTGATGGCGGTCGTTCAGGTATGTTTTTTGAAGCAATTAGAATAATCAAGGAGATGCGTAATGCAACAAATGGAGAATATCCAAAATGGGCAATCTGGGAAAATGTACCAGGTGCCCTCACAAGCAATAAAGGAGAAGATTTCGCAGAAGTCATCAACCAAATGGCAAACATCGGGGCATTGGCAATTGAATGGCATGTCTTGGATGCACAATGGTTCGGAGTCCCCCAGAGAAGAAGAAGAGTATTTGTCATCGCTTGTTTTGATTCTGCAACCGCTGAAAGATGTGGAACACAAATATTACCTGTCCCCGAAGACAGCGATGGGAATATTAAGAAGAGCAGAAAGAAAAGGAAACACTATGCCAGAACCATTGAGACAGGCTCTGATAGACCTGTCCTCTACGATAAATCAGGATATGGAAAGTGGTCAGAAGGCGGAGTAAGTCTATCCGCTAGTGATTATAAAAGACCAGAAATGAATTTCATCCTTGAACCATATGTCAAGGTTGTTAGATCTGGTGCAAGAGATGCAGAAGGTAATTTACCAGCAGAAGTTTGGAGAACAGAAGATATTAGTCCAACTTTAAATGCTTTTGATAATACTGGCGAGTCTAGAGCGACAGTCATGATTGTTGATGGAACAAGAGTTAATGATGTTCGTATTTACGAAGATGGAATTATGCCAACTCTAAAACATAGGATGGGTACTGGTGGTGGACAAGTCCCATTGGTAGGGATTTCTGATGGGGATAAAACATACTCTTTCCATATTAAGCAAGATCCAATATCTGAAAAAAATACATCAATATGCATCACCGAACAAATGGGTGTAGGAGTAGCAATTCCAAGTGAATATACACCAGAACTTGTATTGCGTAGACTCACTCCTCTTGAATGTGAAAGATTAATGGGATTCCCAGACAATCACACAGAGTTTGATTCAAATGGTAAAAAGATTGCCGATACAAATCGTTATAAGATGTGTGGTAATGCAGTAGCATCACCAGTAGCAGAATGGATAGGGAGGCACTTAATTGGATATTAAATTTCTTGTTGGATGGAGTATTGGTATTAGTAACTTTATACTTACAGTCTATTTGTATAGAAAACAAAATATTACAAAATATAAAAATGTAATTATAAAATACAACCAAGCTTTGAACAAGTATGACAAAACAATTCAAAATCAAGATTGGCAAGCATTGCCAGAGGTAGAAAAAGAACTTGATGAAGCAATCAACAATGTAAGGAGTATTACAAATAATGAGTGATCCAGCATTTTTTGAGTTATTAAAACTCTTGGAAGAGTCTGAAGCAGAACTTGAATTAATTAAAGGAGATTTGGAAAACTGGAAATATGTAGCAGATTTATTTGCATCATTTTATGACCATAGAACATCTAGTACTCAAATTAATACAAATCTTTCTGAAGCATATGGCATATATATTAAACTAAAGGAACTAGATGAGCGAAAATGATCTTAATAAACTTTTCTTTTATGAGGGAAAAGTAGAGCAGCTTCTTGTTGAAAAAGAAAAGTTGCTTATTAAAATTAAACTACTTGAAGATGAAATTACACTATTAAAGTCAAGACTTTCTTCTTATCAAAGCAGATAATAAAAATGCTTTGGTCTTGGATTCTTGGCATACTTGGGGTAACTGGTCTTTGGCTTGCTGGCAAACAAGTTTGGTGGGGCTGGTTGATTACCCTAATAAATGAAATTTTATGGATAACTTACGCTATTGCTACAGAGCAGTATGGATTTATCTTTATGGCCATATGTTATGCTATGGTCTATCTTAGAAATGCGATTGTAAATAGGAGATTAAATGATTAAGGAAATTGGATACTTTATTTGGATGTTCTCAGCGGTGACAATTTTGACCGTTGTTGTGCTAAACTATCTTGATAAAAAGAGTAAAGGAGAATAATGCCAGACATTATTGTTGATATTGATTGGCTATCTTCACAAATGGGTGAAGATGCCGAAGAATTTATTGAGTGTATGAAGATTGTAGATGACATTATCAACAATCCAAATCACTATGTAGGAGGACAGGCTATTAAGTACGCAAACATTTTGGCAGCATATAGAACCAAAATGATTGTTAAGTCTCAAGCATTTAAACGCCGATCATCTATGATGACGGAGAAAGATAAGACGGTAAATGATATATGGAAAACCATGTATGAAGCACTTGCCGAAAATATTAATGTTCTTAAACTGGCCGCTAAAGGCGGTTATAATTGAGAGCTTTTAATGCTTTAAGAAATCCAGTCCCTAAAGAAGAAAAGACTGATCCTGTAATAAATGATGCAGAAGTCGCTGAAGAACTTGTTAAGTCTATTAATCAATCGTTTGAGAAGAGAAATGTTGAATTTGAAAAAAAAGTTGATGGTTTTCATCCTAGTTACACAAATCAGTGCTCTAGATATTGGTACTACATCTTTCAAGGCGTAAATGTAATACCATCGTTTTCTGCACAGACATACCGTATTTTTGATAACGGTCATGCTGTTCACGAACGCATATACTCATATTTTAGGGAAATGGGGATACTTGTAGCAGAAGAGATTCCTGTAACTTATGAAAATCCCCCAATTACTGGCACTGCTGATGGTATAATTGACTTTCACGGAAAGAAATTGATTGAACTAAAATCAATATCTACAGAAGGTTTTGAGTACAGAAGAATATATAACAAGCCAAAAGATGATCATTATAGGCAAGCACAAATCTACTTGCGCTGCTTGGATCTAGAAAGTGCATTTGTAATTTATGAAAACAAGAATAATCAAGACATTCTGCCAATCCTAATTCATAGGGATGAAAAATTTATAGATAATCTGTTTAAGAAATATACAGATATCTATACTAGGTACAAGGAGTCAAGAATGCCAAAGCGACCATATAAGCAAACATCGCCAAAATGTACATCTTGTGAACTGTACCAGTATTGCTGGGCAGACGAAAATGGCGGTTCATGAGGTAAGAGTTTGTGCAAATGAAGATTGTTATACTGGCTTTATTGCAAAGTCTTATAACGCTATATATTGCTCGGCAGAGTGTAGAAAAATCTGCACTAATAAAAAACTTTTAGAGAAATATCATGAAAACAAAAATCAAAAAAATAAAAAAAGAGTTTGTAAAACTCAAAGTTGTTCAACAATTCTTTCACGATATAACAAAGAGAATATTTGTGAAAGTTGTAAAAACGAAAGGTTCATCAAAAGACTTGTATCTTGGGGCTGGGATGAAGAAAAACTCAGAAGAGAACCATGAGCCTCAAGAATATAATGAGAGCAAAAAATGCATGGGAAAATGTTCTTGCAATTGACCCCGCATCTCACTCACTAGCATGGGCGGTTATTAATCGCAATAAAGAGATTGTTGAGACTGGAAAGATTGATCTATCTAAATTTAAAGATGTTTCTGTTAAGTTTGAATCAATTCAGTCTGGTATCAAAGATATTCTTGAAAAACACACAATTGATTATGCTGTAATTGAACAGTCTGTCTATATTCAAAACTTTCAATCAAGCAGGATTATTTCTTATATAATTGGCTTTACTTGGGGAATTTTGAATGTCTACGGAGTAAAGACTCAAGATGTTAGTCCTCTAATGTGGAAGCCTGGTATTGGATATAAGAATGTAACAAAGAAAGATCAGGTAGAACTTGAAAAGAACGGAGAAAAAGGTTCAATACAAATCAAAATGAAAAACGAAAGAAAGCAGAGAGTAAGAAGCATTGTTTGCGCTGCTTTTGGAAACGAAATTGATGGTATAGACGATGATGATATTGTTGACGCAATTGGTATTGGTCTGTGGTATCATTTAACGCATGGCTAACGAACCGTATAAAGACAAGGTGTTCTTGTACGAGATGTATGTTACAAGAAGAATGAATTTGACAGATATTTGTAAGCACCTAAAAAAGTCTTACAATATTGAAGTTACACCTCAAGCAATTTATAACTGGGTTAAAAAGCACGATCTTCTTAAATATAGGGGTAAAGGTAGAAACTTAAATGCTGGAAGACCAAAACCTGCAAAATCTCCAATGCAAAAAGAGGTTGAGAAAAAAAGAAGAGAAATGCAAGCCATAAATAGACAAAGAAAGAAGAAATTTGGAAAATGAGAAGATTAGTAACATCACAGGATACAGTTACATTTGTAAATCTTGATATGATTTACAACAAGGTAAGAGTAATTGAAGCAAAACAGAATGAGACTCAGTTTAAGTGTCTAGGCTCTGGTCTTTGTTGTCGTATTGGGCTAAGAATCCATATGGCAGAGTGTGCAAATATTGCTTTCAAACTTAGACACAAATATTACCTTACTCTTGAAGATAAAGGTCAACAAGCTGCTGATGATTGGATGAATGAAGTAATTCAAGATCTAAAAGATGCTATGTATGATAAAGACTGGCAACCAGATGGAGAAACAACTCGCCATTGTGCCTTTTATAAGGGCGGTTGCACTATCTATGAATACAGACCAATGGTCTGTAGAACATTTGGAACAATTACAACCGTAGATGATTACTGCCCAAGAATTAGAAATGCTTACGGTTCAATTGATTACTTTAGCGGTGATGCAGTTATTAGAGTTATCAAAGAGTTCCAAGATATCCTTAAAGACTACGCAAGCGATAAAGACTACACATACGATATGGTTGTATATATGCCATTAGGTGTACTAAGTTTCTTGCTTGATACAGAAGAACTTGAAGAACTTGCAAATAATACAGATGAAAAGTTTTGGCAAGGAGTTGTCGGCTGGTACAACTACAGGGTTCAGTTTACTAAGCAGTATGGTTATTCTTACGATGAACTTGGCAAAGAAGCCGAAGCTATTGGCAATAAACTATCTTTTAATAACGAAGACTAATTTTGTTAATTTGTGATATTATTTTTTGTACGAAAGGAGTGCAATGATCATTAGTCGTGTAACAGAGCGTCTTGTTCTATTTCTAGAATGTGACACTCTCAAAATCTATCGGGTTGTATCCTGATACTAAGTAGCAGGGGTCCCGAAAGGGACCCCTTTTAAATATTATGAAAATAATTTGGACAAATAATACTAATTCAACAATATCTGAAGGTTATGGGTATGCATCACATCATATCTTTAATCAACTTACACAATATCAAGACTTGAACATATACGATGCAAATGTACA